GGTCAGGCTTTGGACGTGCTCGGGATCGGTTGTCAGCACCCTATCGGGGTTGCGCCGGTCGCTGGCGGACGCTGCGGCGGAACTGCGGCGCAAATGAAGCCATACGTTAGTCGCGCCGCGTAGGTCCGGCAGGTGGCGGCCCGCGCATTCAAGCTCACCGCGCTTATCCCGCCAGAAGACGATCTGCAGCTAGCCGTTTACAGCGCGCTGCGGGTGCTCCTGCCTTCCGACGCGGTGATCACCGCCTGGGACCACAGCAACGCCGCCAGCGCCGCTGAGGGAGCCCGCAAGCGGCGGCTGGGCGCGGCTAAGGGCTGGCCGGATCTGGGCGTCTTCTGCGCCGGCCGCGTGGTGCTGCTTGAGCTGAAGCGGGAACGCGGTGGCGTGCTGTCGCCGGCACAGCGGGCGCTGCATCCGCGGCTCGCTGCGGCAGGGTTTCCCGTTGCCGTGTGTCGCACGGTGGTCGAAGCGCTCAATGCGGTTAGTGCCAATGGCGTGCCATTACGCGGAAGGATCGCGGCATGAGTATTGGAAGGCCGTTCTGATGGCCCGCATCCGCAGCATTCATCCGGGCATTTGGACGGATGACGAGTTCGTATTGTTGCAGATGGCGGCACGGCTTTTGTTCATCGGGCTGTTGAACGAGTGCGACGATCAGGGGGTGTTTATGTGGAAGCCGACGCAACTAAAGATGCGATTGTTACCTGCGGATAACGTCAATGTCTCAACCCTGCTAGACGAACTAACTAAGGCCGGCTTCATCCGGCGCTATGCCGTCAACGGTTCGGCGTTCGGCGCGGTGCGCCACTTCCGCGAATTTCAGCACCCCAAGAGGCCAAACGCTGTGCATCCCATCACTAACGAAATCCGCAGCTTCTCCGGCACTAAGGCCGAACACAATTCCCCACCAGAGGGGGACGGAGGGGGAACCGGTGGCGAACTGGTGGGGAACAGCGGAGGGAGCGGTTCGGAAGCAGTGGGGAACAGCGGAGGGAGCAGTTCGGAACATGTGTCGCCCGGAGAGGAGAGGAGAGGAGAGGATTCTAAGGGGATTCTCCCCTTAAACCCCTTTAAGAAAGAACCCCCTAAATCCCCCACTGAAGCGTGGGGGACTTCAATCATTTCAATTTCCGCACAAAAAAGGAAAGGCAGCCGTGGAGCTTGAACCCTGGATCCGACAGCTCCACGCCAAGGTCGGCCCACCAGCACAATCAACCGACCGAGTCGTCGCCTACCTCCAACCCCGCCTCCAAGACCTCAACCCGTTCTGGTTCACCGAGCCAGCCATCAACGCCGTGTTCCTCAAAGTCCGAACCCTCAACAGTGCCGACAGGGTGCGCAACGCCCTCCGGGAATTCCATGCCAAGCAGCCGCCTCCAACCCAGACCCACGAAACGCCAATCCAGCGGGAATGGCGAACCTGGCAGGAGCAGCAGGAACAACTGGCCAGCGAGTGGGACGATCCACACGGCATCACCCGCAAAGTCCGCGATTGCGCCGATAACCCAACCGCAATGCGCATGCTCGCACGCATCATCGCCAGACACGCACCGCAACACCTCGGCCACATCCCACCGCACGTCCTCCTCGCCATGCACGCCAACGGATCGCCGGATCTGAAGGCCATCCTCCGGGGGATGCCACTAGGCCCACAAAGCCCAGCGCGCTCAAAATGGGAGCAGATCGACGACATAGCCGACGACAAACCATCAATCGCCAAACACCTGACGCCGGCCCAGCTCGACATCGTCAGCCCGCTCCCAAACGGAGCAAAGCGACAATCCGCAACATGAGCCAGTTGCAAATTGCATCGCAAAATGCGAAACAGACACGCCAAACACCGGCTTTCCCGGTGCGGACGCTGTGGGCCGTCGTCCATACCCACCCGCAGGCCGAACGATGGGCCGTCACCAACATCGAACGCCTCGGATATCGATGCTACCTGCCAACCTACGCAGCAACCCGAATACACCGAACCATGCGCCTTACCGTCGAACTGCCGCTGTTCAGCCGATACGCTTTCGTGGCTCTCGCCCAGGGCGAGCCATGGACACCAGTCCGATACGCTCAGGGCGTCGCTCAACTGCTCATGAACGACGGAAAACCACACTATGCCCGCGCGGCCTCCGTCGAGGCGCTACAGGCCGGCGAGGCCGCGCGACGCACTCCAGTGCCAGACGCGGCGCGGTGGACGCCAGGACAACCCTGCGTCGTCGCAGCAGGGCCGCTCGAAGGACGTGACGCAATCGTCCTCACCGTCCGTAAGAAAACAGCTAACATAGCCGTCATGGCCCTCGGCGATCTGCGCCGTATCTCAATCCCAATCGCTTGGATCCAACCACGATGATCCGCATCGACATCGGAAATATCCCAGCCAACGGCACCACAAGCCCGTGGGACACCGCAGCTACAACCATCGATGGCCACGACTTCCATGCCAAATCACGGGCCTCAGCCATCGCCAAGCTCGCCCGCTCCTTGCTCGAGGCAGGCATCCAAGATCAGCCCTGGGAAGCATACCGAAATGGCAAATGCAGCATGCGCGGCCGCAGCCTCTGCGGGGTCGCCAAATTAACCATCAGCGAGCCGGATCTGGGAAGGATAGGGTGGACGCCTTGGAAGCCGTTTAAGGCGACCCGGCAGAGCGAGAAAGGCCATGCTAGCGAGCCGGTGGATGCCGCAGCAGGAAATGGCGCGAGCGAGGCAATTTAATGCCAATCAACTGGTTGCGGGTGCGAGACGAATGAGTGAGGCGTCTACTGAAGCCATTGACAGCCATAATCGCACGCATCGCCAGCGCGGGCTGGTGCGAACGCCAAAAGGCGCGCCTCGGCGCGGTGGACGCGTAAAAGGCACGCCAAATAAGGTCAATTCCGATATCAAGCAGATGGTTGTGGAAGCGCTTTCAAGGGCTGGTGGGGTTAAATACCTCGTTCAGTGTGCGCACAAGCAGCCCGTCGCCTTCCTCGGCCTTGTCGGGCGCGTGCTGCCGCTGACAATCGCGGGCAAAGGCGAGGATGGCGCAATCCCTATCAGTTTCGAGTGGGCGCCGGCAGCAGTTGCGAAAGATGCTGGTGACAACAGCAAACTTACGATCGATGCAGTGACGGAACCAGTGCGCGAGGCGCTCGATGATGCGGTTGAGCTTCTCGAGGAAGCGGCAGCCGCCTAATTGTCGGGATGTTGCCCCAACGTTGCCCTCAACAGCTACAACACGCAAAAACACCGTATTTATTGGGGTTTTGGGCGATAACCAAGCGGTTAGTAGCCGCTTGCTCCGTCGAATCGATCGAAAAGACGCAGTCGGGGACTACGGAAACGAAATTCAACCACCCCGGCACCCCGCCGGCCCCCCGGGGGGCATGGGCACTTCGACCGCCGCCGAGGGCACGCGGACGTCTACCCTCCCCGCACGCTCCGCGAGATCCGACTGTTAGTCATCATCTGACAGCGCGATCGTCTGATTCGTGCGTTACCGCCTGCGTTCCTGTTGTTAGTGCTATTAAACATCATGTTTTTAGGTGTAGCGTCGTGGGTATTTCAGCACAACACGGCGGTGAGGAATGGGATGGTACAGCGGATAGTTGAGGAGTGTTTGAAGCGGTGACGGCGACGTTTCTGTGTGGCGACTGTCGTGTGATTTTGCCGACGCTGGCGGCGTGCAGCGTGCATTGTGTTGTCACCAGCCCGCCGTATTTTGGTTTGCGGGATTACGGGACGGCGCGGTGGGAAGGCGGGGATGATCCGGCGTGCGATCACAGGCCTCCGCCGAGGCCGGTGTTGCCGCCCGCCACCGTTCGCAACGCGACGTTCCGCAACAACGCCACGAATTACCTGAGCCAGGACATCCCGAGCCGTATCTGCCGCTGCGGCGCGCGTCGGATCGATGCGCAGCTCGGGCTGGAGGCGGACCCGGAAACCTACATCGCGACGATGGTGGGGGTGTTTCGGGAGGTGCGGCGGGTGCTGCGCCCGGATGGTATGCTGTGGCTGAATATGGGGGATAGTTACGCGGGAAGTCCGGCGGGGAATATGCAGCTAGGGCTACGGGAAGCAGAATATGGCCGCGGCAATGCTTACGGAAAGGCTGTGGATAGTGGCAACGCGCGGCGGGCACTTGCGCGAAATGCAGGTGCCGGCGTGAAGCCCAAAGACCTGCTGATGATGCCGGCGCGGCTGGCGCTCGCGCTTCAGGCGGACGGGTGGTACCTCCGCAGCGACATCATCTGGGCCAAGCCGAATCCGATGCCGGAGAGTGTGACGGATCGGCCGACGAGCGCGCACGAGCATGTGTATCTGCTGACGAAATCTCCCCGCTACTTCTTCGATGCGGACGCGGTGCGGGAGGAAGCGGAATATGGGCGCAGCGAGGAAACTGGCGCGAAGATGTGGAACCGCAGCGGCGTTCCGACCGAGCCGGGGCGCACCCCAGGAAGTCGCACAATCCCTGGCAACGGCGGCGCTCGCAACATCCGCAACGTGTGGAATTTAGCCACCGAGGCATTCCCGCAAAGTCATTTCGCCACCATGCCAACATCCGTTGTCGAGCGGTGCATACGGGCCGGCACCAGCGAGCGCGGCTGCTGCGCGGGGTGCGGGGCGCCGTGGGTGCGGGGCGCCGACAAGCGCCCGCTGTCACCGCTTATCATAGGCAAGCATTGCGACGCCGATCCGCTGCTCATGGGCAGAAATAGGAATGTGACGCGTATGGGTGATGGCTACGAGGTCACCACCACTGGCTGGCGTCCAGGCTGTGCCTGCGCCGACGCCCGCCCGCCCGTCCCGGCCACGGTGCTCGATCCATTCTCCGGTGCGGGCACAACTCTCCTCGTTGCCGATCGGCTGCAGCGCGACGGCATCGGGATTGAGTTGAACGCGGACTACGTGGCCATGGCCGAGCGCCGCATTGCCAGCGACGCGCCGCTGTTCGTCACCACGATCCCGCCTGTGCAAGATGCTGATGCGACATACGATCGGCAGCCGGGTCTGTTCGCGGCAGCGGCTTGGGGGCGGCTGCGGTGACGGAGTGGGGTGCAGCGATAGCTGGAGCGGAGACTGTTGCTCTCGGGATTGCCTCCTGCGACAAGCCAAAATCGCGCTGATGTCCGGTGCCACCTCCCTCGACCTGCCGAATTGGCTGGCGCAGCAGAAGGCAAAGAACGCGGCTGAGGGCATCGGCGGCAATTTGCTAACCCCACCCCCGGCCGCGAACCGCCCTGCCTGGTGGGACAATCCCGTCGGCGCCGAGCGCCTCAATGACACTTACGCCGGCATGCCCAGCCCGTCCTTCTCGCCTCTGGTCAGCCGAAGCTACGCCTCTCGCCCGCTGACCCAGGCCGAGGCCGACCGGATCGAAAGCGGCGCCCGCGATTATTCCCTGAACCTGTTCGGCAACCTGGCGCTGGCTGAAATGCCCGGTCTGAGCCCGCCAGGCGCGCCCGGGCGGATCGCAGCTGCCAGCGTGCGGCCGCCGGGGCCTTACCCACGTCCGCCCACCCCGGCCGCGAACGTGCTAGATGCGGCCTCGATGGCACCACAACCGACAATTCGCGCCTTCCACGGCAGCCCCTACGACTTCCATGCGTTCGACACCTCGAAGATCGGCACCGGCGAGGGTGCGCAGGCGTATGGGCATGGGTTGTATTTCGCGGAGAAGGAAGGGACGGCTAAGAGTTATCGCGACAATCTGACGGTGTCCACGCCTGGGGCTGATCCTGCTGATGTGAATGCTTTCATAGACAAGCACGGGGGCGATGCGAACGTGGCGTTGCGCGCGCTATTGGATGCTGGTTCTGGAGCAAATGACCCGGTGTTCCAGGCGCTGCTGCACTATGGGGTTCGTCCGTCTGCCGGCCACATGTATGAGGTCTCCCTCAACGCCGATCCCGAGCATTTTCTCGACTGGGACAAGCCGTTGAGCGAGCAGCACCCGAAGGTGCAGGCGGCTTTCGAGAACGGTCCTTTAAAGTCCGTACAGGATTATTTTGCAAGCAATCCGCGCAATCCCGCAACGGGCGAACATGTTGACGACGTGCTGCGGATGATGGGGCACTCTCCTGCAGAGAGCGCGCAGATCCTCCGCGCCGCCGGCATCCCCGGCATCAAATATCTCGACCAGGGCAGCCGCAACGTGCAGGTGCTTACTCCGCAGCAAACATCTAGTGGGAAGTGGATTACGAAGCAGGTCCCGAACGGGCAGGTTCTTTATCACGGGGATGATGAAGCGGCCGCTCGCGCCGCCGGTCAGGGGACCAGTAATTTCGTTATTTTTGATCCAAAGACCATAGAAATATTGAGGAAATACGGAATAGCGGGACTTATTGGTGCGGGTGCCGCTTCAGCCCCATACGCATCCGGCGCGCCTGGTCAGCAGACAGGGGATGACCGGTGATACGTCCTTTTCTCCATCCGTCTTGCAGGTTTTCTGCCTGCGTTCCGAGGAACAGGTGGGCTGGATTGACGCACAGGCGATTGTCGCACCGATGACATACGCAAGTGCCGTGTGCGCCATCTCCTTTGGGGATAGGGCCGAAGTGCAGCTCGTAGCTGACGCGATGTGCGGCTCTTTTGAAATGAGCGCCGATCGTCACGATGCCGTAGCCTGGGTTGCCGGGGGTGAGCGTCCAGTTCCAGCACTCATCCGGCCCGCGTTTGTCGACGCTCATCCAGAAGCGCTCGGCGAGGAACTCGATAGTGACGGGTTTCCTGCGCCCGATGCCGCCGCACTTCGGCGAGCAGAACCTTGATGCTGGTCGTTTGCCATGGGTGCGCCTCTCAAAGAGACTGTGGCAGACAGGGCATTTGATGATGTCGGGCATATCAATGTTATACCCAACTAACGCCCCATGAGCAACGTGATTTTTGACCCCGCCACGATTGAAATCCTGCGCAAATATGGAATTGCCGGCCTCATGGCCGGGGGCGCGGCTGCGGCAACTCAATCCTCTAACTCCGATCAATGACAACCGCCCCAAAACGCCGCCTGGTGCTGCCGTTCACGCCCCGCCCGTGGCAGACCAAATTGATTGACGATCCTGCCCCGCGCATTGTCGCGGTGGTGCACCGTCGCGCGGGCAAGAGTACCGCCCTGATGTGGCGCGGGCTGAAGCGGGCGCTGACCGAGCGCAAACCCCTCCCTAGGGTCGTGCACATCCTGCCCTATGGGGTGATGTGGCAGCGCACCGGCCTCTGGGATGCCCTCGCCAAAGCTGCAGAAGCTATCCCCGGCGCCACCCCCCGCCGCTCCGATATGGCAGTGAAGCTACCTAACGGCGGCACCTACCAGTGCGGCGGCGCCGATAATCCCGACAGCTGGCGCGGGGCGCCGCCGACGAGGCGATCGTCGATGAGGCCGACGACACGCCGCCTTCCCTAATTCCGCTGGTTATCGAGCCGATGCTGGCCGACCGCATGGGCACCCTCGTCCGCAGCGGCACGCCGAAGGGCCGTGGCATCCTGCAGGCCGCCTACGACCACGCCAGGATCACCAACGGCTACAGCACCTACCTGCTCGACTACACGCAAACGCAGGCCCTAACCCCGGCCGCGATCGACCGCTTGCGCCTCGAGATGTCGCCCGAGGAGTTCGCGCAGGAGATGGAGTGTTCGTTCGCGAGCCCCAATTCCGGCAGCTACTACGGCCGCCTCATGGACGATGCCGAGCGGGAAGGCCGCATTACCAGGGTTCCACACGACCCATCGCTCCCCGTCACGACCGCGTGGGACCTCGGCGTGCACGACAGTACCGCGATCTGGTTCGCGCAGATCACCCGCTCGGGCGAGTGGCGGCTGATCGATTATATCGAGGACAGCGGCGCCGGCCTCGATCACTACGCGCAGATGCTGCAGCAGCGACCCTATCTTTACGTCCGGCATTTTCTCCCGAACGACGCCAAAATCCGCGAGCTGGGTAGCGGTAAATCAAGAGTTGAAACCCTGGCCGGTCTCGGCATCCGCCCCGTCCGCATCATCCGCCCGCACTCGGTCGCCGACGGTATCAACGCCGTGCGCATGGTGCTCCCGCGCTGCTGGTTTGATGCCGAGCGCTGCGCTAAAGGCATTCACGCGCTGCGGCATTATCGCCGGGAGTGGAATGAGGCCGCGCAGGCCTGGCGCGCCACCCCGGTGCACGACCACGCCAGCCACGGCGCCGATAGTAAGCGATACCTCGCCCTCGGTGTGCGCGAAGCCGGCACCCCGGCTGCGGTCAGCCCCGTCCCCGGGGTGATCCGTGACCCGATCCTGACCGGACAATGGGACACGTCCGTGTCACCCGGCAGTCCGGTCACTAACTGGATGCGTGCGTGACGACTGCGTTGTGGGAAACAGCTGAAGAGGTTGCTGCCGAAGCTTTGGATGCGTTTTCGGAATTGCATTCGCATATCCGGATGAACCGTAAGGAATGGAGCAATCTGCGTGCAATGATCGAGCGCGAGGTGGTCGGGCATTTTGCGGAGAATACGGCCGAAACGACACTGTGCGCGCGTGATTTGCTGGCGGATGAGCGTTTAACCAAGGGGAAGATGTCATGAGCACCACCACAATGACCCGCGCGGAAGCAGTTGATGCCCATGGCGTGGTTCTGACGCCCGAGCAGCGGGCGCAGGCCGTGCCTGTGCTCGATGAGCATGGGAAGCCTAAAGTTGATGCTCAGGGCCGGCCGGTGTTGGGCCCGCGCCCGAAGCTGACGGACGGGGACCGGCACCTGCTGCTGGCGATGATCGCCACCGACTGGGTGCGCGGGGACAAGCATCACCTGGTTGAAATCGAAGCGCTGGCGCTGGCGTTGACCGACGAGCTGGGCGCGGCGGCGGCGGAAGCGAAGCTGCGGCTCGCGGATCGCCCGGCGGCCCGCGCGGCCGGGCCGAACGTGCTGGCGCAGAAGAAGGCCCAGGCAGTCATGAAGGCCGAGGCGGCCGTCGACGCGGCGAAGGGCGGGAATGCGGCGGCAAAGGAAGCGGCTGCGGCTGAGTTGCGGCGCGCGCATGCGCTGCCGGACGCGGTGTGATGGCTGACACCGCTGCGGATGCACTCAAATTGCTGCTGATGTTGTCTGCTGACTGGCTGAACAACGACCGGACGCACCAGCAGGAGATTGCGGAGCTGACGGCCTCGTTGATTGCGGCCCAGGGTCCGCCGGTGAATGTCGACGTGCCGCATGTGCAGCTCGCGGGTGGCACGGCGACATGCACGATGGGGAACTGGCGTGGCGAGCCGAGCGGCTATGCGTATCAGTGGCATCGGGATGGCGGGGCGATTCCGGGTGCGACAAATGCCAACTATACGGTGGTGGCGGCGGACAGCGGGCACGGCCTGGCGTGCGTGGTGACGGCGACGAACGCGCTGGGTTCGACTGTGGCGCCGATGAGCAACGCGGTGGCGATAGCGTAGGCGGTGAACTACTGGCTGGTGGTGCTGGGGGCGTTTGGGCTGATCATCGCCTGTGGCGCGGCGTGGACCATCTATAGGTGGGATAAATGATTACCCTGCTGATCTGGATCCTGGTTCTGCTGCTGATCCTGGGCGTGATCGTGTGGGTTGTGCAGCTTATCCCCCTGCCGCCGCCGTTCGGGAATATCGCGATTGCCATTGTCGCGTTGATTTTCATTCTGGTGCTGTTGTCAATGCTGCTGGGTGAGATACCGCTCAGGCCGTTGTCGATACGATAACATGGGGGAGATATCATGCGTCGTTTGATGCTAGCCGCAACATTGCTGGCCGGCCTGCCGCTGGCACAGGCCAGCGCAGTTCTGCAGTTCACCGCCGACGTGAATGGCAACGTTTTCAGCTGCGTGGATAACACCGGCTGCGACACCAATTCGGCGGTCGGTACTATCACGACAGGGACGCTGACCTTCGGGGCGCTGACGTTCCTCGGCAGCGCCCAGACACAGACTACCGGGGGATCAAACACGCTCGACACCACGAGTTTTCAGATCACCAACTCCGGCGCATCGACCGCGCCGATCAGCATCGCGGTGGGCGGCACAGATTTCGTCGGGCCGGTGACGACGCTCACCGAGAGCGCGAGCGGAACTTGGCAGGACGCGGCTGGTTCAACTATTGACAACAGCTTCTATGCCGACCCTGCCAACACGCAGGGCGGCGGCACGCCAACCGATCATCCGGGCGTGTTGCAGGCTGATAGCGGCGTGGTTACGGCGTCGGGGCCAACGGACAGCTTCAACTTCAACGCCTCATCGCTGTTTAGCGACCCCGACCTCTACAGCATGACGCTGCAGACGGTGGGGACGCTGACCGGTAACGGTGGCCAGCTTACCGGCCGCTCGCAGGCCATCGTCGCCGTGAATACACCTGAGCCGGCGTCGCTGGCGATCCTGGGCATGGGACTGATCGGCCTGGGTTGGATGCGGCGGGGGCGCTCATGACCGATCCAATCGTAGCAGCAAAACTGAACCGGACTTTGATTAAGGACGTTGCCGCCAGTGTTCTGCTGTTGCGCAAGGACGTGACTGACGGCGAGGCCATCGCCAACGTCATGCTTGCCTATCGCCATCTGGAGGACGCCTCGATGCGGTTGGGCAAGGTCATCCAGGCGCTCGACGGTGGCGCGTCGGTCTATGACAAGCGCACGACAGTAGGTGCGTGACGCCTGAGTGCTGCCCTACCACGAGGAGGCCAGGGAAGCCTGGCGAGCCGCCCGCGTCTGGCGCTGGCGCATGCTGGTGGCGGGGCTGCTGCTGCTCGCTGTCGTAATACTCATCCAATAGGAGCTATCAAATGTCCGCACCATTCCTCGCTACGATCACTATCCTCGGCGGCGGCGGCGGCGCTCAGCCGAAGGGTAGCGGCTCGACCCACCTGGCCATGATCACACCGCTCGGCGGCGGCGGGCATATCTCCACCGGGCCGGTGTTCCCAGAAGGTCCGACTGATCCCGGTTTCGGGATCGACGAGGGCGGCGGTCATCCGTGGCTTCCCGGCGCTATCGGCGGTGGCGGACGGCCTGATAACGGCGTTCCGGTCCCTCCCGAGATGTGGCCGCCGGCGCCTCCCCCGCCGCTTCCGCCCAATCTCGAACCGATGATCGTCGTCGCGGTGCATCGGCCGGGCGTCACCGAGTGGACGGTGCGAGCCTACCCTGTCCCGCAGCCGAAGTGATCCCACACGGCTGTTGTGAACGGACGATGGCCGCTGGTCGGCAGGGTGTTAGCGGCCATCGTTCCGCTGCTGGTGTTGTGCTCCGTGGCGGGGTGCGGTGCCAACAGCTCGGGCATACCTCCCTGCAACGCGTGGATTTTCCTGTTTGGCGCGGCCGATCTGACGCTGGATTGCCCCGCCACGAACGCAATCAAGTTGTTTGAGCGAGCAAAAGCACCCCCCCCCGTAGACTATGACCGAGCGCACCATCAAATCGCTGCGCCAGCAGGATCATGAGCATGAGCTCTCGCCGCCGCCTGAGCGCATCCGCATGCGCTGGCTCGAGCTGCTGGAGCGGCTGCGGCTCGATTGGCGCACGAATATCAGCCTGCCTGAGCACGAGCGGCGGTTTCGACGCGAGATCGTGCGCTGGGTGATGGGAGACATCTACCGGGGTGCGCGTCGCAGTCTGCCGACCGGCTACGTCGTCCACGCCTGGGTGACCGATGACCCCACCAACATCGTGGTGATGCGGACCCGATAATGGCGCAAAGTGACAAGGACATCGTGCGCGAGGCGAAGGAGCGTTTTGAGCGCTGCCAGGCGTGGGAAAGCCAGTGGCGCGACCGGGCGAAGTTCGACCAGAAGTTCG